AGGGTTAACGCAAGTGGACAAATTACGGCAGCACAGTTTAGCAGCGGTGGTGGATCCGTAACAGTTAACAGAACTAGCACAAGTGATCCTGTTTATCAAGGACCTACAACAATAACGGTTGATGGAACTGGTGCAACATACAGCAACACTGCTAGTGATACTTTCTCTCTTGTGGATGAAGCAGGATCTTTGAATTCGGTAACTGGTCCTGCGAGCATCAACGATGGCGGAACAGCAGCAAGCGCGACTATTGCCATTAATCCGTCTAATGCTGGGTCGTACTCATTCCCAACATCTAGTAATACTACTACTGGTACAGGTTCGCAATCTTACGCATTGTCGTTTGGTGGGTCGCCTGCTTCGGCAAATGCTTATATTAAGTTTGCTAACGACTTTAAGATTAAAGGTGTTGGTAATATAACTCCCGGATCAAATAGTTTTCTTGAAGTGGATAATGGAACGTGGGCAACTGGCGTAACTTCTGAATTGGCAAGCGATTACGAAATTAGAGCAACTCTAAATAGTAGCAGTACTTCTTCAAACTCATCTTTCACTGGAACATTTGGTTCGTGGTTAGGTTTGGGCACGAACAGAACTTGGGAACTTGACGTGACAAATTCTACAGGTATTGAAACTCCGCAATATAGTATTCAATTTGAGATTAGAGATGTTGCAACTTCAACAGTACAAGACACATTCAGTGTATATTATATCGGTGTTGAAATTGACACTAGTGGTGGGTTATAATGACAATTAATTATACATATGTCGTAAATTCTACGAACTACAACCCAGCAACAACTACGTTTCACTTCCGGGTAGTATCTCGTGGAGCAGGTGGTGGAGGCACTGCCGGAAATGTAGCAAACGATTTCGATGTTTCTTCTGGAACTCAAGCTTGCACTGGTAATACTACAGATATAGTCTTAGGCGTGAAAGAACAAACTGGAACTCAAGGTACCAGAAACTTTACATTAGAAGTAGCAGATAACGCAGGGTTCACCGGAAAAGTCACATTAGATTTTCAGGTGGTTGATGGTGCTGCTGCTGCATCACCGACATATGAGATTCAGGGATCAGATCCGCTTACTGTTCTTGAGTCTGACCCCGCACAAACGATCACAGTCAACACAACGAACGTTTCTGATGGAACTTTCTTATACTGGAACATTACTACCGATGCACCCGGAACAACACAGGCATCTACTGACTGGCAAGCATACAATTCAGGCGGTACAGGATTTGAAATTACCAGCAATTCAGGTACTTTCGATATTGATGCTACGGCAGACGCATTCACAGATGGAAGCACAGAAACTTTCTATCTGCACGTTAGAACAGGTAGTGACACTGGAACAAGCGTTGACTCAATTCAATTAAATGTTACGGATGATAGTCAAACCCCTGCACTGAATTTTGCGTTTTCGCCGACAGATATGACGAACAGATACAGAAGTCAGGTTAGTGGTGGAAATGTAACTTCAACAGTAACTTTGTTTAGAAACGGTGATGCTTCTGCAGTTAATACCGTTTTTGATCCCGGCGGCTCTGCAACAACCGATCCTACAGATAGTGTTTCTCCGTCTGTTACTGCTAACGAATGGACAGACGCCGCAAATCATACTACAACATTTGGTGACAACTATCAGATACAGGTAAATGTTTATGAAAATAGCACCAAGGCAGCGAGATTGGCGGGCAATAGCACAAGATCATCGGATTTTCCAAACTCTCCGGCAAACGTAGGAAGTTACGACACCGTATTTTTAATCAAAGGGTCTACTGTTTTAAACGGAAATGAGGCAGGTGTAACCAATGTTCAATGGGAACAAGATGACACCTCGCCAGCATGGTTTCAAATGAACGAAGATATACAAATTCAAATGAAATGTGACGTGGTAAATATTATTTCAGGCTCTCAATCAACACAGCAATCTGGTTACATTGAATTTATTATTAAAGAATATTCTGGAACTCTTGGTACAGGAACTACTGTGTTGACCGCAGGATTTGATTTTGATCTACAAGCAAGAAACGATTAATGAAACATCACGATAAAAATACGCCAGAAGAAAAGACTGATTACGATTACGATTATTCACGTGCTACATACTATGAACTCATCGAGAAGGGTAAGGAATCTCTTGACTTGATGATCGAGGTTGCTCGTGAATCAGAACACCCTCGTGCTTTTGAAGTGTTGTCTGGTTTGATCAAGAACCTTGCAGACACCAACGACAAACTTATGGATCTGAATAAGAAGCAGAAAGATCTGAAAGAACCTTCGAAGCATGAAGCAAAACAAATTACAAACAACAATGTGTTTTTAGGAAGCACAACTGACTTACAGAGATTATTACAGGATAAGGTAGAAAAGGTGATTGATGTTACAACCGACTCGAATGTTCAGCAATGATACTTATCAATACAATTCTCTTGTAAAGAAAGACGGTGTAGTCCAAGAGTGGACACAGGAGGAAGTACATGAGTACGCGAAATGCATGGCAAGTCCCGCCTACTTTGCGGAACACTATGTCAAGATTATCTCACTTGACAGAGGACTTGTTCCATTTAATCTCTACCCATATCAAGAAAACATGTTCCGCCACTTTAACGATAATCGTTTTAGTGTTATTTTGGCTTGTAGACAAAGCGGCAAAAGTATTTCTTCTGTCGCCTACCTACTATGGTACGCAATATTCCACCCCGAAAAAACCATCGCAATTCTGGCAAACAAAGGGGCAACCTCTCGTGAGATGCTGGGAAGAATTACGCTCATGCTTGAGAACCTTCCTTTCTTCCTCCAACCCGGTTGTAAATCTCTTAATAAGGGTTCTATTGAGTTTAGCAATAACAGTCGCATTGTTGCTGCTTCCACTAGTGGGTCTTCTATTCGGGGCATGTCTGTTAATTTGCTCTATCTCGATGAGTTTGCTTTTGTTGAGCGAGCAGGTGAATTCTATACTTCCACCTATCCAGTTATCTCGTCCGGTGTGGACACAAAAGTTATCATCACGTCTACCGCAAATGGTATCGGAAACATTTTCCACAATATATGGCAAGGTGCGGAACAAGGTATCAACGAGTATAAACCGTTTCGTGTAGACTGGTGGGATGTTCCCGGCAGAGACGAGAAGTGGAAAGAACAGACAATAGCAAACACTTCCCAACTTCAGTTTGACCAAGAATTTGGCAACACATTCTTTGGGACAGGCGATACCCTTATAAATGCAGAGACGCTTTTGTCATTGCGATCAAAACCGCCCCTGCATGTTCGGGAGGGTGGTCAGTTACTAATTTACGAAGAAACTCTGCAGAGTCACGAGTACATCATGACCGTTGATGTCTCGAAAGGAAGAGGTCAGGACTACTCTACGTTCACTGTCATCGACATTTCGACCCGCCCATTTAAACAAGTGGCTGTGTATCGGAACAATACTATCTCTCCAATACTCTTCCCTAATATTATATATAAGTATGCTGCCGTTTACAATAATGCATATGTCGTTATTGAGAATAATGATCAAGGTGCTGTAGTCTGCAATGGACTATATTATGACATAGAGTATGAGAACGTGCACGTTTCTTCTGCTATCAAGTCTTCTCAAATCGGTGTGGAAATGAACCGTAGGACCAAGCGCATTGGTTGTTCCGGTATTAAAGATCTATTAGAAGAAAAGAAGTTAGAGATTGTCGATGAAGAGACTATCATGGAGATCTCCACTTTTGTCCTCAAAGGTCAGTCATACGAGGCATCAGAAGGCAACCATGATGACTTGATGATGAACTTAGTTATGTTTGGTTTTTTTGTGGGTACAGAGATGTTCTACAATATGTCTGACATTGACTTGAAGAACATGTTGTTTGAACAAAGGATGAAAGATATTGAAGCAGATGTTGTACCCTTTGGTGTTATCGATGATGGTAGTGAATATATTGAAGAGATTATAACAAGAGAAGAAATCCAAGCAAAAGAATGGGGAGTCTGGCAACCCGTTGACACTTCTGACATGTGGTAAATTTCGATTATTTATAAATAAAAACATAGTGAAATTCTCCGTATTATGTTTTCTTATCATAGGTAAACGAAAAAAAGGACACGATTATGGCTAATCAATTCGCGTCTCCAAACATCACAGTCAAAGAAGTTGATTTATCTGGCGTAGTGCCAGCAGTTGATACTTCTACGGGTGCGTTTGTAGGAGACTTTAATTGGGGACCAGTGGAGCAACCGGTTTTAGTCTCTAATGAGGCAGGATTAGTGGAAGCATTTGGATCCCCTGCACTGAGTAACGACAGTGCTGCAATTGACTTCTTGTCTGCATCTTACTTTTTAAAATATTCAGGCGCGTTGTATGTAACGAGAGCAGCAGGTAGCAGCGCAAGAAATGCTATTCATGCTGGCACTCTTTCTTCAATGGTTAAAAATCGATCAGATTTTGAATATCAAGAAAGTGGTTTGCTTTCAAATGAAGTTATCGCAAAATACCCCGGAACTGCAGGAAACAGTTTAAGTCTTGCTTTCTGTTCTGATTCCGCAAACTTCGCAACATGGGCACTCACTGACCCTGCTGTAGATCTAGCAGCAGAGTTTGACGGTGCACCCGGAACTTCATCTTACGCAGCAACTTATGGTGGCGCAGACGATGAAGTCCATGTAGCAGTTATTGACGAAGACGGAACATTTACAGGAACTCCCGGCGCAGTCCTAGAAAAGTTTCCCTATGTATCGCAGATCAAAGGTGCTTTGACATCAGACGGAAGCAACAACTATCTTGTTGATGTTATCAATGCTAAGTCTAACTATGTTTGGGTTACTGATATTTCAGAACTTACCCAGTTAGGCAGTGCAAAAGAAACGACATTTACAAGCGGTATTGCTAACGGCAACTTACAACTAGCAAACGGTGTAGAAAGTCCTGCATTAACCACAGGAAATTATGAAACCGGATGGGACACATTTGACGATCCTGAGACGATTACAGTAGATCTCCTGATTTGTCCTAGCATGGTAAGTGATGCTGACCATAAAACTGTAGTAGATTACGTAACAGGCATTGCTGCCACGAAACGAAAAGATTGTGTTGCTTTCGCATCACCTAGCAGAAATGCCGTTTTGAATCAAGCAAGTGCTAGTGCAATTCTTACTGCAGTTACTGGTATAAACTATGCTGCTTCTTCTTATCTCATTACCGATA